CCACTTGTTTTCTTAGCAGTTCCATGCCAGACTTGAGCGCGAGTTCCAGTTGTTTGTTCAAATGTCATTATAAGATTAAATGAGAAAAAAATATTATTTCTAAATTAATTATTGTGTAAACGCATTAATTAAATTGATTTTTTGGAGCAGTTCCACTTCCGCCAGGCATTCCTTCCATTCTACCTAAATAGTTTATGTTAAGTGGTTGTCCTAAATAGAAATTACCATATTGAGTTTTGCCACCTCTTGAATAATTAACAATTTGGGAAGTTCTTATATTATTTGAAACTCTGGTTGATGGAGAGTCTGATCCAACCACAGTTTTGTCGTATTTATCCGGCGTACATGTTGCGCAAGTTAATTGTTGTGCATTTGGAAACAAGGCATTATAAGCAGTTACATAATTTATCATTTTAGAACTACCGCTCTTTTTACCTGGAGTAAAACTTTGTTGAGAATACATAATAATATGACATTTGATTTTATTTTTATTTTTAAAAAAAATAAAAATTGATTTTAAAAATGAAGTTAAAAGTAAAATTACATATAAATACACAATGAGCGCTACCGACGTTAATCTTTCGAACAAATATCAAAAGAAGACTGATATTGAACACATTCTTTCTAATCCAGATACATATATCGGATCAGTAGAAGAAGTTGATTCAGAACAGTGGATTCTTAATGGAGATGGCGATAAAATTGTCGAAAAAAATATTAAATATATTCCAGGTTTATTTAAATTGTTTGATGAAGGGATCGTAAATTGTCGCGATCATGTTGTTAGAATGCTTCAAGCTATCGCAAATGGTCAAGATAGTTGCCTTCCAGTTACAAATATTGAAATCACTATTGATGAAGATGGAACTATTACTATGTTAAATGATGGTAATGGAATTGATGTTGCTCAACATCCTGAGCATAAAATGTGGATTCCTGAGATGATTTTTGGACATCTTAGAACATCTACAAATTATGATAAAACTGAAAAGAAAATTGTTGGTGGTAAGAATGGTTTTGGATTTAAGCTTGTACTAATTTGGTCTACTTATGGTTCGGTTGAAACGGTTGATCATGTTAGGGGTCTTAAATATAAGCAAGAATTCAAGAATAATTTGGATGAAATCTGTAAGCCTTCTATTACTAAATGTAAGAATAAGCCTTATACTAAAATTACATTTAAGCCTGATTATAGTCGTCTTGGAATTACTAATCTAACTCCTGATATTATTTCACTCCTTAAAAAGAGAACTTACGATGTTGCAGCAATTACTGATAAAAATATTAAGGTCAAATATAATAACACTTTAATTCCTATTAAGAATTTCCAACAATATATTGACATGTATATCGGTGACAAATCTGCTTCGCCTCGTGTATATGAAGATAGTGGAGATAGATGGGAATATGCTGTTGCGCTGACTCCTACAAATGAATTTGTACAAATATCGTTTGTTAATGGCATTCATACTGCTAAGGGTGGTAAGCATGTTGAATATATTCTGAATCAAATTACTAGAAAAATTTGCGATTTAATTGAAAAGAAAAAGAAAGTAAAGGTGAACCCGAACACAATTAAGGAGCAACTTATATTATTTGTAAGATGTGATATTGAGAATCCTGCGTTTGATAGTCAGACAAAAGACTTTATGAATACGCCTTCTTCTAAATTTGGTTCCAAGTGCGATGTATCTGATAAGTTTATTGAAAAGGTAGCTAAAATGGGTGTCATGGATGCTGCGCTTCAATTAACTGAAGTCAAAGAAAATAAGGCTGCTAAGAAAACTGACGGTGTTAAGACCAAATCAATTCGCGGCATTCCTAAATTGACAGATGCTAATTGGGCTGGAACTGAAAAATCAAAGGATTGTGTTATTATCTTTTGCGAAGGTGATTCAGCTAAGGCAGGTATTATCTCTGGATTATCATCAGAAGATCGTAACACAATTGGTGTTTATCCTATGAAAGGTAAGATTCTTAATGTTAGAGGAGAACCTGTCAAGAGGATTTCCGAAAACAAGGAAATTGCTGAAATCAAGAAGATACTGGGTTTGGAAACTGGTAAAAAATATTTGGATATTGAAGATGTAAATAAAAATTTACGATATGGCAAGGTTTTATTTATGACTGATCAGGATTTAGATGGTAGTCATATTAAGGGATTGGGTATCAATTTGTTTCAATCTGAGTGGCCTACATTATCTAATATTCCTGATTTTATCGGTTTTATGAATACTCCTATCTTGAAGGCAAAAAAGGGTTCAGTTGAATTAGATTTCTACAATGATGGAGAATATAATGAATGGAAGGAAGTAAATGATATTAAGGGATGGAAAATCAAATATTATAAAGGTTTAGGTACCAGTACTGGTAAGGAATTTCGTGAATATTTTGAGAAAAAGAAGTTTGTAGGATTTCAACATACTGAAAAATCTGATGATTCTATTGACATGGTGTTTAATAAGAAAAGAGCAGAAGATAGGAAGGATTGGCTTAAGTTCTATGATAGAGATGCTTATCTTGATACAGCTAAGTCGAGTGTTTCTTATGAAGAATTTATTAATAGAGAATTAATTCATTTCTCGAAATATGATTGTGATAGAAGTATTCCCAACTTGATGGATGGTCTTAAGATTTCACTTAGAAAAATTTTATACTCAGGATTTAAAAAGAATTTGACAACTGAAATTAAAGTAGCTCAATTTTCGGGTTATGTTTCAGAACACTCAGGTTATCATCATGGCGAGGCTAGTTTAAACGCAGCTATTGTTGGAATGGCACAAAATTTTGTTGGTTCTAATAACGTTAATTTGTTTATGCCTAATGGACAGTTTGGTACTAGATTACAGGGTGGCAAAGATAGTGCCTCTGAAAGATATATCTTTACACAATTAAATAAGATTACTAGAAGTATATTTCCATCTCAAGATGACAATGTTCTAACATACTTAGATGATGATGGATTACTTGTTGAACCTGTTTATTATGCTCCAATTATCCCTATGGTTTTAGTTAATGGTTCAAAGGGTATTGGTACTGGTTTTAGTACTGATATTATGTGTTACAATCCTTTAGAAATTATTGATTATCTTAAAAATAAACTTATGTATATTGAAGACAATATTGAGTTTGTTCCTTATTATGAAGGATTTAAGGGAGAAATTACAAAGATTAGTGATGGTAAATTCCTAATTAAAGGTTGCTATGAAAAATTAGCTGTTGATAAAATTAGAGTTACTGAATTGCCTGTTGGATATTGGACTGAAGACTTTAAGGAATTGCTTGAAAATCTGATTGAACCTGGTCAAGATAAAGATGGCAAGAAAATTGCTTCTTCGGTCAAAGATTATGATGACATGAGTAAGGATACAAATGTTGATTTTACAATTACATTTGCTAAGGGTAAATTAGAAGAACTTGAACTATCTAAGGGTGATCATGGATGTAATGGTCTTGAAAAAATTCTTAAACTTTGTACTACAAATACTACTACAAACATGCATCTCTTTGATTCTAAAGATACACTTCAAAAGTATGAAAATGTATCAGATATTATTGACTCTTATTATGGTGTTAGACTAAATCTATATCAAGACAGAAAAGACTACATGATTGATGCTATAGAAAAGGATCTTGTATTATTATCTAATAAAGCTAAGTATATCAAGGAAAACTTAGATGGTACTATTGATTTGAGAAAAAAGAAGAAGGAGCAAGTTATTGAAATGCTTGAAGCAAAGGGATATGATAAACTTGAAAATGATGAAGAATATAAATATCTTGTAAAGATGCCAATGGATTCAGTAACTGAAGAAAATGTTGATAAATTGTTAAATGATAAAGGTAACAAAGAAGCTGAATTGGAGCAAATTAAAAATACTACTATTAATAAAATGTGGATAACCGAGCTTAATCAGCTAAGAGAACTTTATATTGAATATAAGGAGGATAGAGCTAGACTCATGAGTGGTGAAGAAAAGAAAAAGAAGGTTGTATCAAAGGGAACAAGTGTAAAGAAGGTTGTTAAGAAATCAAATTTGGTTGTTGAAGAAAATTAAATCAATAAAATAATTTATATTTTAAAACAAAGAGAGAAATCATCTAACAAATTATTAAGTTTATTATAAATTTTTTATTTTAGTATTATTTCATATTTTATCACAAACTTTAAAATATAACTTTATTATATAATGAATATGTTACAAAAAGGAGGTTTAGAGCCGTTAACTAGGGTTCCTAATTTTAAATATACGTTTAATGAAAAAAGAAAGATATTTATTGGTTATATATATCCATATGCTGAGTATTTTATAAGTTGTGTTACTTCCATGCCTTTTAATTCTTATACTTATAATGGCAATTGTGAATATATAAATGTTGAAGATAAAACACAAATAGTTAGTCAATGTAATAGTACTAATAGTCCTTTATATTTTTTTACAGGAGGCACAATTTATGAAATTTTAAATAAAAAATTTAATAATGTAAATTTGTATAATTATTGTGACGCAACTGGTGATATAGATGTTACATTATATCCACCTAAATTATCTTTTAATGAAAACGGTGACATTTATTTTTTAAATAAAGATGGAAAAATTAGTTCTTTTTATATTGATTTTACAAGATGGACATTTGAAAATATGATTAAAAATGTTCAATCTATTCAACTGCTATTTCGTAATATGGAAAATGTAGTAAATTTTAATATAGATGAATATAACGATATTCCAACTGAACATAAATCATCTGATTTTGGATATAATGTTCAAATGATTGGTAAACTATGTGTCGTAGCTTTTTTAAACGAAGATAAAACAATGTTTAAAATTCAAGTCGTATGTAAAATTGAAGATTCTGGTGTCTCTGTTATTGACCATGTTATTGAAATTATTATTCCACTTCCAGAATCTAGCTTTGAATTTATACCAACAGGTGACGGATATAGACATCCTTCTATTAATATAATAACAATAAATACAAAAGCATTTAATATTTCTAATTATAACAGTTTAATAAATGACAATGTTAACGCATACATAGAGAGAAAAAACGCATACGGAAAATCGAACGAAAGAGAAGTTATTCATAAATCTATAAATCATATAGCGAGACTTTTTTATTTATATGAATTAATTTATCAGAATCAAAGTTCATTTCAACTGAATACAATGGCATTATTATTTTTATTTGGAATGAAAACTGTTTATAAAAATGAAGTACAATTTTTGTATTATTATAAAATAGTTGACGGTAATTTTAATACTATTAAGGTTGATACTAGATTCTTTTTAAATTCATATTTAGAGTTAATTTTAAAAAATCAATATACTTATAATAGTTTTAAAAGAACTAATCCTGATTATTTTATTAATTATACTGATATAAATGATATAAAAACATTACATGCCAGATTTGTTACTGAACTATTTAATGCTGATCTATTTCAACCATCAGGATTATTAACATTTAGCGAAACCGCTGGTGGAAAAAAATCTAAAAAAACACGTAAACTAAGAAAATTTCGTAAAAAAAGAAATACAAAAAACAAGAAAAAGAAGGCATCAAAGGGAAAAACTGTAAAGAAGGTTACAAAGAAATCAAATTTGTTAGTTTAATGCGCATAATTAATAATTTAAAAATAAAAAATCTATAAAATAATATATAAATTTTTTATATTAAAGCTCTTTATATTGTTTTGATTTATTATTTATTCAAATACTTAAAGAAGCTTTTACAATTTGTTTAGAGACAATCGTATATTACCATGTCTTTACAACTTTGTAAGTTCCTTTTCTATTTTATAAAACAGATTCAAATTTAATACATAGAGAGAAAGAATGTATAACTTTTAATCTTTGATATTATTATTTAATACTTCTGTTACTTTATTTTCATCATATTTCTCTCTACAATCAATAAATGAAAAGATATTTTGAAGATTATTTCTGTCAAACATGTTCTCAAAAGTAGTAAAATAACACCATTCTTTATTTTGATTATAAAATTCAAACAATTCTTTATTCATTTGATTAAGATAAGCTGGCGCGTTTTTATCATCTTTATGCCAACCACTTTTACTTTGAGCATGAATATTACCTCTAACTTGTATAATAACCTTTGTTTGTGGAAAAAGTACTTTAAAAAATTTTATTAAATTTATTTTTTTATTATCGTATCTTATTTCTTTAAATCCCCATAAATTTGTTTCTGGTTTATTTTTAAACATTGTAATAATTAGCTTACGAATTTGGTCCTCCATTTCATTAATCTTATATGAATTATACCATGCTGGCTTAACATTTTTACTTACAATGTCTTCATATGATGCTGGATTATAATGACCAGGTACGTAATCTCTAGAAGTAGAATGTATCTTGTTATAAAAATCTAATATACTATTGATTGCGCCATAATTCTCTCCACAAATATTTGAACCAGGTATAGTATTAATTATTCGCTGCATTGTAGTCGATCCAGAGCGACCTGTAGCACATATTAAAACAATTTTGTCGTCCATACTTATTAATAGTATTATTAAAAAGTATTTAAATTAATATTTTGGCACTACATTTTATAAGGTTATATATTTGGTACTACCTTTCTTAAAGAACTTTGTTCGACGGTTGGACTATGTCCTTAAAACCAAGGCTTTAATTCCAATTGTCTATCATTATCATTTGCCATTACTGGATGAGAAATTGGCACCACTAATGTACTGGCATCATTTATATATTTCATGTAACCTTGAGCTTCACTATAAACTTGCTGAATACAGTATTCTAATACTATATTATTTAATTGAGCTATCTGTTGTGGAATATTATCAGGTTGATTAGCAGAATTTTGTAAAAAAACACTTCTCATAACAATTTTGAGAGAATCACAATCTTGGGGTCCTATAGTGTATTGACCATTTGATCTATGATAAACACCAGCTCTTATACCATTTTGTATAATTCGAATATTTTGTTCTGAAAAGAAAGCATTTGATAAAGAATCAGAAGTCCACAAACCTTCTGTTGCGTTCCTAAATGTTACACACTGATTTGCTGGTATTTTATCATACATTTGAAATAATGTTGAAGTATTAGGGCTTTTTATGTCCACTCGTCCATTGTTTACTTTATTCATTTATATAAAATAGGTAAATAGAAAAAATTATATTTATTTAATTTATATATATGGAAGGATTTCAAATGATTGTTCTTTATTCTGCTATTATTATATTAATTATTGCTTTAGTAATTATTGGTATTGCGTTATCATATGCTAAGGATAGCCAAGCATGGCCGCCAATAGTCCCTGATTGTCCTGATTATTGGATAGCCGACGGTTCTGGAAATAATGCTACATGTATAAATCTTAAAGATTTAGGAACTTGTTCGGCAACTGGTGAAAATAAGCATTTAACAATGAATTTTAATGAAGCTCCATTTGTTGGAGAAGATGAAACATGTGCTAAATATACATGGGCTAAAAAATGTGGAGTCAGTTGGGATGGCATCACGTATGGTGTCAATAATCCTTGTCAAACTGCGTAATTAACTCATTTCTCATATTAAATTATATTAAAATGTTATAAATATAATTTATGTTATTTATTTATAAGAACTAATGGATACAATTACTAAAAGATTACCACCCGAATTAATACGATATATAAAAGAATATATTCCAAAAAAAACATTCGTATTCACAAATAGAGAGAATTATAAATTATATCATCCACTTATAAAACCGTTAATTAAAGATTATGAAAGTTATATAAGATGTATGATTAGACAAGATAATGAATTTGTCTTTAAAAAAATTATTGAAGAAAATATTAGTAAATGGTATGAAATTAGACAATATAGATATAAAAATATGATTTTTAATAATTATCTTTATTTTGTTATGAATTTTTGTATTGAAAACGAGTCTAATAATTGTAGAAAAACCATTTTGGAATTTTTTAAAGAACATGGATTAGGTAAAAATCTACATAAAAAGAATATTGTTAAATATATAAAATGGAAGAATTAAATATTAATAAAATTCTCAGCAGAGAAGATAAGGTTTCAAATATCAAAGATATTCTTCAACAATTCGAATTAAATAAAAACAACATTCTTTTTAAAAAAGGTATTTATGTGTATGGTGATCCTGGAACTGGAAAAACAACATTCGTGACAAATATTTTAAAAGAACTTGATTATGATATTATTAAATATGATGCGGGAGACATTAGAAATACTTCTGTTATTGAAGATATTACAAAACATAACATGTCTGATAAAAATATTATGAGTTTATTTAATAAAAAGGTTAGAAAAATTGCTATTATTATGGATGAAATTGATGGAATGAATAATGGAGATAAAGGTGGAATTAATACATTAATTAAACTTATTAGACCTAAAAAGACGAAGAAACAAAAGCTAGAAGAAGTTACTATGAATCCAATTATATGTATTGGAAATTATAGGGTTGATAAAAAAATCAAAGAACTTATGAAGGTATGTAACACTGTTGAATTAAAAACACCTACAAATATTGAAATTCAAAATATAACTAATTTATTACTTCCAACTATTGATAATAATATTAAAGATAAAATCAAAACATTTGTTCAAGGAGATTTAAGAAAACTTACTAGTATTTTTAGTTTATATAAAAATAAACCTGATGTATTTACTGCTGATATTATTGAAAATATTTTACAAATCAAATCTTATAGCGATGATACCAAAAAAATTACCAATAAATTAATTAATAATTATTATACAATTAATGAGCATAATAGTGTAATGAATGAAACTGATCGGACTAGTGTTGGGTTATTATGGCACGAAAATATTATTGATGTAATTGATAAATTTGATAAAAAACAATCTATACCTTTTTACATTAGCCAATTAGAAAATATTTGTTTTGCTGATTATATTGATAGAATAACATTTCAAAAACAAATTTGGCAATTCAATGAAATGAGTTCTCTCATTAAAACATTTAAAAATAATAAAATGTATCATGAATATTTTCAAAAGAAACAAAAATATAATCCAACTGAAGTAAGATTTACTAAAGTGTTAACTAAGTATTCCACTGAATATAATAATTCACTTTTTATACAGAAACTATGCCAAAAGCTTGGAATGGATAAAAAAGATTTATTTGGGTTTTTTATTGACCTCAAAAATAATAGTGATGACAATGAAATTGTGAATTTACTTGAAAATTATGAAATTGGAAAGCTAGATATTAATCGCATTTACAGATACATTGAAAAATATATTAAAGAAAATGCTACAGGGACTGCTGATAAGGAAGTTGAAGAAGAAGAAGAATGTGAAGAATGTGAAGAATGTTAATTAAATTTAAAGTTTAAATCATTGGTTTATATATTTTCTTATTAAAAATTTCATAATTAATTATATTATGATATTTTTATATTACGATATTACGATATTTTTAGTTAACAATAACTGACTGATATATTTCTGGACTTCACAGAATTTTTAGTTTTATATCTAGCATCACGTTTTTCTTGCCATGATTGAATAGAATCTTCACTAACTTGACAATTTAGATGAGACATATAATGTCTAGGAGATAAATAAAATAGTGTACTAGATCCATTTTTACTTTTACATTCACCAGTTGCTAAAATTACCTTAAAATATAGATCTTCATCAGCACTTCCAACAATATTTGAATAATAACTACCTGTTTCAGCATCTCTGATTTGTGAATCTGTTCCACCAGACGTATAAACATCAATTGATGTATGTTTCATCTGACCCTTTTTATTAGGAAGAAGTCTATAAATGATATTATGTCCCTTATCTATAGATTTTGCTTCCTTCATCAATCTAAGTTGTTCCTTTTGTTCCTCAAAAGATTCCATTTGATTACCAAAGTCGTTATATTCCATGTTTTATTAATAATAATATTAATAAAATATCTTTAAGTATATTTAAATAAACTTTAATTTGGATTTGTATTTATTGTAGGTCCTTTACTTGAAAGTTGAATCTGTTTATCCTTCATTCTTTCTTGTATTTTTTCATTAATAAGTTGTTTAATTTTATCTTCCAAATATTTAACTTTATCTTTTAATTGATTATTTTCATTAGACAATTGTTGGATAATAAAACTTTGTTCATTAATTTTATTTTGGACAGCCTGCGGATTATTTATCATATTTAGTTTATTCATTGTGTCTTGATATTGCATTTGTTTTTCCATATGTTCTTTCATCATTTTTTCTCTACCTTCTTTAATTTCAATTAATTGTTTAGTAACATCAGGTTTATGTTTTGGAGCACCTGGATCATACGACTCTAATAATTTGTCTATATCCTCCATAAAAAATTTTAATATCTCTGGTTCTTTAACCAAATCAGATGGTTTTAATGGTATATCGTGCATATTTGGATTAGGACCTTGAGCTAATAATTCTTTTTTATCAAACGAGTTATGATTATGAGAAAATACTAAAATTGATTTTTTTGATTCTAATTGAACAAAAGGAATTGTATAATCCTTTAAGAATTTTTTTTCCTCAGCAACAGAAGAGGACTCGTCAAACTTTGTTTTACTTAATAATGAACGCTTAAAAGCAAAAGTGGCAGCAGTTGCGTGATTTGGACCATATGGACCAAACTGAATCATTTTATTTATATGTTTAAAGTAAATAAACATTGCGCTAGAACCAGCACATAATGCTTTGGGGTTTGCTCTTAAAGTATCAACGGCATGTCTAATTCTTTCAGGAGGATAATAATCGTCATCATCCATATAAACAATAATATCTCCCGTAGCTTTTTCGTTTAATAAATTTCTCTTTTTACCCAAAGTCATTTTTTCATCATATTTAAAATATTTTACCTGAGGAATATGGGTAACCAATTCTTCGATTTTATCGGTTCCATCATCTATTATAATCCATTCAATTTTGTCTTTAGGATATGTTTGATGTTCAAAACATTTAATCATAACAGGTACGAATGGCCTTCGATTAAAGGTTGGAGTACAAATACTGACAGTAGGTAATTTGGATAACTTTTCTTTTCCCATTTTATTAATATTTAATAAATTATATTTAAGTATTATTTACGAGATAATTTTTTACCAATCTCCTTTATTTCCTTAGTTATGTTACCGCCTTGTTGTCCAAATACTAAACCATACAAGAGTCCATGTTTTTCTTTACTTGGTTCTTTAAAACTACACGTTTTTTTGGCTTGATTAAAACTTACCACAGGTGATAAATTTTCTTTACTGGAAGGATTAAATAAATCTATTGAAATTATTCCAAAATATATTAATAATAATGTTAATATTGAAAATATACCTGGAATTGTTCCTAATTTACCGAATGCGTTAACAACAACGAAGAAACTTAATATGCTCATAATAAGCGTTTTGTAATATTTAAAGGTGTCTTTTATTATCGGTAAAGCGGATATAATTTTACCTCCCATTTCTGCTTTATAAGTAATACATGAAAATATACACCATGACATTGATAAAGATGCTAAAATTGTAATAAATGGTAATGAAAAGAAAAATAATATACAAAATAATATTACTAACCATACAGCACACCAATAATTAAATGGTGACATAAAGGTTACGTCTTCCCATTTAGGGTTTCCTGTTCCAGAGTCATTAGTATTTGTTTTAAAGAACCAACCCATTTGAGCAAACCATAAATATATTAAATAAAAGTGATCGACAATAAAAATTAATGTTGATATAATAGCAACTATTACTGGACCAAATATAACTAAAATAATTTCAGGCAATCCATTTAACATATCTAAAATTTTGTTGAATGCTGAATAGTTAAAATTTATAATAGTTTCTATCATTGAAATCAAATAATTTGCTAAAAAATTCGATCTTGGTTCATTTTTATATTCTCGAAACATGTCTAGAATATAATTTTTTGAATTATATTCATTGTAAGGAAAACTTAGTTTCATTGATAACGGGCTCTCTCCTCCTGTTGTAAAAATATTTGTTTTAATAGGTTGTATATTCGGTTCTGAATCTGTATAAGGCGAACAGTGAACATCCGTTGGTAAAATATTTGACTGTGCTAATTTACAAGCATACAATATTAATCCACTACCTGTATAATAAACTGTTATAGCTATAAACATAACAATCACTGAAGTGATAAAACTTCCAATATTTGAAATATAATCACCTTTATTTGATGAAGACGATTCTTCTTTTTTTTCATCAATAGCTGAGGTATCGCTTGGTTCTGACATACTTATAATAAAATGATATAAAATAATTGTATTTTATTTTATTTACTAAAATGCCTAATTCAGTTAATAAATGTAATACTAATTATTTTAATATTAATTTATATTATATGGAATTCTCTCAAAATCAATATAATATGTTATTTTTGGTAATAATAAGCTTCATATTATTTGTAACAATATTTAAGTGGATCGATTATTTAACAAATGAAAATTATATAGTCGAATGTTTTACAAATCAAGTTACTCAAGAAAAGTACGATGGTTCAACCAGTCATACAGTGGATCTACCTTTAACAACAACTTATAGTTGTAAAAACTTTTGCGGACCAACTGCCAGATGTTCTATAACTGGACAACAATGTTCTGCCGATATTGATTGTCCTGGATGTCAACCTTACGTTCCTCCACTTAAGAAATCAAATGATTGCGTTCCTGGTGATAATGATGCTGGTAAACTTACCGTTGGTATTACTCCTCAATATTCACCTTTAACAAGTGGTTATGGAACTCAAGAAAAATTAATAACATCTAACATGTATTCTAAACCTGCTCAACCAAATTTTGGCGTCGATGTATGGTCTCAAGGATTTAATGAAGATCAGAAATTATTTGACCAACGATATAAACCATCTGGCCTTCAATATATGCCAGACTATCCTAAAAGATACAGTTTAACAGGTGAATTTATAGAAGATGGACCATATGCTTCAAACGCGCCTATTCCAACAAACTAATTTAATAACCCTTATCTATTATAACTTCCTTTGCTATTTTTTTAATGATTTTGTCCTCTTTTTCAATATCATTATCTCCTGATCCTCCCATGGATTCAATAACAAGTTTGTTATATTGATCCGAAAATTTTGAATGATATTTGTTATAATCTGGATGTTCTTCTTTAAACTTTGGAAGCAATCTTTGATTTTTATTTGCGACACGTTTAATAGCTTTGCGCAGTTTTAGTTTATTTTCATTTTCCTTCTCCCATTTATCTTCATCTTTAATATACATTACTTCTCTCTTTGAATCGCTACAATGAACTGGTCTTTTATGAACATCCATCTCATTTAGATTTTTAATAATAATATTAGATATTCCTTCTATGTAACCTAACCTACCTACATTTTCTAAATCAGATAATTGAAGTTTGAGAGAATCAACAAAATCCATAATATTCATGGCATCTTTACATGTTTCATTTAAAAATACATTAAGATTGAATGTTTTATTATTTGAATTATTATTACTATTTGTTATTGTTGTATTCCCTATTCCATTTTTACTTATTTCGACAATTTTATTTGTAAGCTCTTGGTTATGTTTATGAGCTTCATTATTTTGAATAATAAGTTCTTGATTTTGTTTAACAACTTCTAAGACTAAATTAGTTAAAACTTTAAATTCTGACTCTTCTTCTCCAGTAGAAATATATGTCTGTTCTTGATTCTGAATAGGTATACAGTTGCCGGCGTTTTTATGGCGAGACAATCCTGACGTATGTTTATAAACCTTGCCACACGAGCACATACAATTAGATAAGGCGTTTTTTTGGGATTTTTCGTTACCATTTTTACCATTTTTGTTACCATTTTCATTTTTTATGTGTTTTGGTCTCATAATATGTCGTTCCCAATCGCTATATTTAAAGCATTTGAAGTCACAGTATTCACAATAAAAAAATTCGGCGTTTTTCGGCGTTTTTTTATTATCCATATTTACCATATAATGATAATAAAAAAACGCCTAAATCCTTTTTTATAAAAACAATAAAAAAATTATGGTAACATTTTTATAATTATTTTTTTGGTACTCAGATGATAAATTTCAATTATGGTCACAGAATTATATTTTTGACATAAAATATTCTAGGTTTTGAAAAATGGACATTAAAAATGTCCAAAATTGACTTTTCAAAAAAACTTTCCCCGAAAAATTTCATTCATCGATACTACATATGAAGGGAACTTTTAAAGCGACTTTTTATCATTTTTGAAGTTTTTCCCTACATTTATGTAGTGTATCAGTCTTTAAGTAGGTAATTTGAATTAATATTTTTTAGAATCTATAATAAGAATATTTAAATTCATATTATTTAATTTATTTTTATCTTGTAATAAATTTGTTAACATTTATTTTGTTTAACCCAAGTTTTTGTATATTATTATATCTAAACATGATATTATGATATAATAATTATTAAATGTTTATATTATTTTTAAATACAATTAAGTAGCATATAAAAGACCCGCATTTCCACCAACAAATATTACCATGTTTACTCTCTCTTCCATTAAATACATATTAAAATTGTAATCATAAATTCTCCATGTTGGCTTATTTATACCAATTATATCACCTGTAGCTGGGTTACAAATAGTTAATGTTTGAGCATATGGATCTACTGGCGGAGTTATTGTTGTAAACTCGAATTGAATATTTGTAAATCTACTCATATTCATAGCACCAGAAGGCTGTATTGTAAAAGGATCTGTATCTAAACAAAAATTGTAACAAAATAATCCAGGTGGAGCAAACCCAGCCGTTCTAACATATTTTTCTATGTAATTATACACATTAACTGGCAAAATATTCTCTCTATATTGTCCATCCATTAATATTCCAAGAGCAATCAAAATATTTTTTATATTTTGTGAATTATATAATCCAGTAGTGTAAAGACCACTACACAACCCATCTGGATTCACGCCGGGACCAATTGTCGCTGGATTAGGTGGAATCGGATAATCTCCCGCACTAGACGCAGGTGTTACATCCTGAGGCATATGTTCATAAGGCCAATTTGTATAATTTGACCATTGATTACGTAAATTAGCATCACTTCTTTGAAAATAAAACATCCAACTAATAACCATACCTATTGAATCCAAATTAATCTTGTTCGCTCCAGTCACATTATAATATGGTTTTTCATATACTTGTTTGAAAATATATTTTTGTTCATTTTTAGCAAATATTTCAGATTCATCATTCGAGAGAAAACAATAAGTACAATTTAAATTAATATCAGCATTCCAATTAGTTCTTGTATCTACATAGGATGTGGGACCTAGTGTTTGATCAGGAGGTGTTTGAAGAAATCTATAAAACTGCATATAATATTGATTAAAATTTGGAGCAACAACTGGAAAGGTATTTGTGTAATCCATTACATCTCGAATTGTAAACCATTCATTCACTGGCCTAAATGATACACTAATTTGTAACTCATTATACTGAAGTGCGACTAATGGAAATGCTTGTGTTGAAACTAAATTAAACCATGCTCCTAGAGGAATCATTAAGTTTCTGCCATTTATAGAAGGTTGAGCACCAGCTGGGTTAGGTATTACATTAGGAGCTGTCACACCAGTTCCCGCAAAAAAAGCATTAGGATAAGCATTAACACGGGAACCAGCATTTGCTGGATCAACTAATTCAGGAACATTACCTATCATTTCATTAAATAATGCTAGTTTTGAACCATTAAAGTCTCTTTTAACAGAAGCTAAAAGATATTGTCCTGAATATTCTTGTAATTTTTGATTACCACAATTAATAGTGATGCGACTAATTATTTGAGCACCAAGATCTTTTATCCATTGAAATTGATATGGAGCCCAATCTGTATATCCTGTTACTATTGTTCCTGTAGAATCATAAATAGGTTGTGGAGGCAAAATAGGACTCCAAATAGTTGGTAAATTGATTGAAATATAACAATCCATAAGTAGATCAGCATATCGCTTGACTTTAAAATTAAATGTAGATTCAGTTGTTAAACTGAGAGAAGGAGTACCATCAAAATCAAGTCTGAAATTCTGTTTCCCCCAATTAGTGTATTTTTTATACGCGGCTTTCCAAAATGTTTTACTTGGGTTACCGTTTAAAATTATATTTTGTTGTCCAGTTGCTACTAGTTGCATCAAACCGCCTGCCATATTAAGTATATAATAGTATTATTTTTTAATTCTTAATTTCATCATAATATAATAAATTTTAATTGCTT